CATTATAATTTAATGGCGTTGTGGATTGAACAGCCCCTGTATAATATTCCGATATTTCAACGTCAACCGTAACTGATTTGCCAGTAGCTAAATTTATAGGACTAGATAAAACAATATTATTAAATTCAAAATAATGTTCAATATAATTTTGTACCCATTCTTTTGCATTAAAAACTAAATATCCATCGGGACGTTGTAATATGTCCTCTGTATAAGTGTTAGCTGTATCACCGTTAACAACTACCGTTACAATATATTTAAAATCAGCAATAGCTATTTGATTAGACTTCGCTGTAAATATCTGGTCGTTATAAGCTGGTGTAAGTGTGTCGGGTTGTTGATATACTGTTAATGCCATTTTATGTGTAACTACTTCTAATTTCTATTATAATATCTTCTTTAACTAATTCTGTTATCTCGCTTTGTAATTTTTCAATTCGTCCATCGTTAATCACTTCGTCAAAAAAGTTATTACCCTCATAACCCTCTTTGTGTATTTTCTTTGCTATTGCATAAGCTACTGATTCAACCGCTTGATCGTATGTTTGTTTTTTATAACTTTTTTTTATTTTCTTATTCTTTATCGTTGTTGCTTTTTCTGTTTTTCTTTTAGATATTTCAACTTTTAACTTTCTAGTTTTAATCCAACGTATTAAGTTTTTTCTTAACGAGCCGTCCCCTCCTTTACTTGTTGGTTCACGTCCACTATTAACAGCATCCCAATAGTCATTCATTTTTAACCTAAATACTATTTTACCACTTTCATAAGTTGTTTGTGGCTTAATGCTTGTACTTAACCTACTGTTTAAAGAACTATCTCTTTGCTTAGACTTTAAAGACTTTTGAGTATCAATAACTAATTGTTTACCAAACTCACTAAGCAAGTCTTCTATATCATCTACTAGAGCCATTTAATGCTATTTCAAATTTACCTTTATCCTTTAAGTACGCTAACTTGTTATAGTACCTTATCACACTCCATTCAAATATTTGGTCTTCGTTTAGATTAGTATCTTTAACAACTAAACCAACGCTGTATTCCCAGCCCCATCTTTCAAAAAAGTCTGAAATTCTAAGTCTTCCATCATCATTTGATTCGCTTGCTCTATTACTTTGACTTGTTCCGCTAAACAGTCCTGAATAGCTTTTGTGTAAGTCATTAAATATTTTGAATAAAAAAAAACAGCCCCAAGTGATTCGCTTAATTTTGATTTCTTAAATAGTTCAACATTTCGATTATGGTTATTTGAGTTATATACCCATTTACCGTTTTCGTATTCCTGATGACAAATAGCCATTAACTCAGGCAGCACTTTAAAATAGTTCCCCTCATTTGCCTTTACCATTTCCTTCCAATCCTTTTCCTGGCAAATATTATAATCATATAAATCTTTAATGTATCTAAACTTAACGCCAGCTAGTTTAATTTCATCGGGGCAAGCTAACTCAGTAATTGGTTTAGTTAAAAAGAAAGCATCTAACAAATAGTCGTAAACTTGTTTAGGGCTAAGTGATTCAATATAGTCAACATGTTCACCCGATAAAATAGATAGCCTTAAAACAGCCTTGTCTAGTTTATCCAAAGTATCATTTGTTTTCAATTCCTCTAATTTTTGAAATTGCTCAACTGTTAAATCTTCGTATCTTTTAGGTATTTTCATTGTATTAATATAGTAATTTATTTGTTTTTTACGTTATTGAATAAAGAAAGTTGACTTTTTAAGTCGGTTTAAAGCTACATATCTAATTGCATCAATAGCATGGTTATAACTATCAATAGGTTGCGAGGTGTGTTTTCCGTCGTTATCCGTCACCCATTTATAGTTCCTTAGTTCCTTTATCAAATTAACACTAGACTTCGTTACATTCAATTTAAACGCTTGTAAAGTATCTATTGAGTTCCTTATACTATCAGCACCTTTTTTAGCACCCTCAATCCTAAAACTTGCCCGTCTTAAATCCTCTATGCTTTTAGGCTCGGCTGAATCTGCAACTATCATTTGTTGACTTGTTACATTCAATTCCTTTAACCTAGCTATTAAATCACTATTGGTTAATTTGGTTTGATATATCAATTCGTTTATATAAAGTTCACCGTTGTATCTATAAACTGCAATTAATGTAGATGGATCATTTGTGAAACCAAAGTCCATTCCGTATGCTATAAACTCAGCTTCGTTTGGTATGCTATCACATTGCTGCCAATTTTCAAATACGGTGCCTTGTAATGACCCGATATTCCCCAAACCATAAACGCTCCACCAATTAGCCCAGTAAGTTGACGTTAACGCTTTCTCTTTTGCTTTCTCTATTTCTTTAACAATTGATAGGTCAAGGGCTTCATTATCTTTGTAAGTCAAAACCACAAAGTCCGTATCACTATCATTAATCAATTCGGTATCAACCCAAAATTCACTAACGGGGTTGTAGTCTAAATAAATAAAGCGTCTTGTTCTAATTGCTAATTGATAGTAAGCCTCCCAAGTTATATTATTGCATTCGTTTACAAATAGCACATCACGCCTTGCCCCTCTTAATTTACTTTCTGCATCCGCACTAAAAAATTCAATATAGGCGCCATTACTAAATGTATAAACCAAACTACTTTTATTAAAGTTCTCAGGCTCATACATTCCAATCATATCCATAATTTTAAGAAAGTCACGTAAGGCACCCCTCTTTAAATGTGGTATGGTTTCAGCAACTATTGATATTTCAGCAAGTGGATTTTTAACAGCATAGTCAATAAGGAATGGCACGATAGTAAATGTTTTACTTGCAGACGTTCCGCCCCTAACTACCCTTACTCTTTTATTGAGTTTAGATATTTTCGTTTGGGCTGTCGTTCGTTGTAACATTAATATCTATTCCGTTAAAGATAGGCTTCTCAGTTATTAGTTGGTTAATCGTTTGGCTCGGTACACCATGCACTCTGCTTATAAGAGTTTCTAAAGAATATAAAGTTCCTTTCTCTAAAGATTTACGCATAGCGTTTGCAATTGTACGTTCCAATATAGTAGCGTGTTCATCTTTAAATATATCGGCTAACTCATTCAAAGTCATAGCCATCATATTCTCAATTGTTTGGTTTATATCCTGTTTGTTATACCCCATGTCTTTTAATTGACAAACGAATTTACGAGGTCGTCCGTTTGGGTTGCCTGTTTGACCTTTTGTATAAGGTATTAAGTTTTTGTGTCCGTCGCTACTTGGCATAATCTATTCCGTTTCTTTTAATCTTAATTGTTGGTTCAAGTTTAATCATTCTATCAATAATTACTTGACAATATTTCGGGTCAAGTTCCATACCGTAGCACTTCCTTTTTAGTTGATGTGCAGCAACCATTGTAGAACCAGAACCACTAAAAGGGTCAACTAATAATTTGTAATCTTGGAAGTATTCAAGTAAATCGCTTAACAATTCTATTGGCTTTTGATGTGGGTGTGGACTATCAATTCTTTTCTTTTGTTCTCTACTTACGTTAAAAACATTACCGCCAAATCTTGAATATTTAATATTACCTGCAACTATAATTGCTTCCCATTGTTCACTCATTCCACCTGCTCCATTAAGACCTGCATTCTTTTTATCCCATACTGCAATAGTTTTTAATTGCAATTCATTGTTTTCCAAAGTTTGTATTGCTTCCTTAAATGTTCTCCATTGTAAAAAGAAAACATAAGCATCGCATATTCTTAAATTAAAAAAGTCATTTACGCAATCAAATGTTTCGTCATTTAATATTGTTCTAACTCCTAATTGACCTCTACCATATTTTCCACTTGAACCATTACCATAAGGTGGGTCTGTAAATACTAATTCAGCCTTTTGTCCGTTCATTAGCTTTGCCACTTGGTCGCTATCCGTACTATCCCCACAAAGCAATCGATGCTCTCCAATCTCAAAAAAATCCCCTAAAACAATATCCGTTTCAATTCCATCTGCTGGGACTTCAAAGTCATCCTCCTCAGCTTCCAACTCAGTAACAAATTCAGCGGGCAAATCCAAACCCCAACTTTCCAATTCCAAAGCATCCCAATCATTTAATAATTGCCAATCCCATTCACCACCGCTAACATTATCCTTAATAAGAAATTCCCTTTGTTTCTCCTCTGATAAGCCACTTACTTTTATAATAGATACTTCCTTTAAACCAGCTTCTTTGCACGCCTTAAAACGCATATTACCGCCCAATATAATCATGTCATCATTTACAACTATCGGTCGTATTTCTAACATCTCGGGAAAGTCTTTTATCGACTGAACTAACTTTGCAAACTTGTCATCCTTAATTAAACGGGGATTGTTTGGGTTAAGTTTAATTTTGTTTATGTTAATTTTTTCAGTCTTCATTCCAAAAATTTATATGTTCGTATTCGTCTTGCATCAGTTCATTATATAAATAAAAGTTCGTTTCAATATCACCGAGTTAAAATAGTTAATCCTAAACGGTTGGTGCGGCAATTCCCTCATTGATATGCGTTCCTTCATAGGTTATTGAAATCATTAAAATGTTATTTGTATAAAGTATTTGCCTTTCAATCGGTTTATACTTTTTAACATTTAGTTTTAAGTTCTTTTCGCATTCCTTACCAACTCGTAAGCGTTCTTTTGGATTCGGCTCGGTTTCGTAATCGAATGTATATTTAGCTTTAAACGGCATTACTTTTTACTTTTAGGTTTAACTTCCTCAGTTTGATTAAGGTACGCTAGTATAATTTTAAAAGCATCTTTGTAAATGTTTGTACAAGTTGAACACTCAACAAGCGTTTCAACCGTTGCATCAATACCATGATAGGCTGCTAAAATTTCTTTAACATTATCATTTGAACTGTCAGGACGGATTAGATCATGTGCTACTGCATAAATAAAATCCCTTTGTTTAATTAAAGTTTGATTCATTTTAGTTTATTTTTTATTTCGTTTTTAAATTTATTGTTTTCGTATATGAGTTTCCTTTGATTAACTCCAAGTTCACTAGCTATCTCCCTTGTTGAGGTAACCACTGACTTAAATAGTATTTCAGCTTTAAATGGTTGCTCTCTAGCAAATTTAACAGTTCGTTCAAATTTCATATCTATGTCAAAATTATAACTTTCTTCTGACAAATCAAAATTTACTTCATAATCATTATGCCGCTCAACTAATGGATTCTTTGTATTAATTAATTTATTTGCCCTGTGCCGGTCCGAGTTCATCCCTTTTAAAACATTTGAGCAGTAAGCAATAAATTGCCCACGATTAACTTTGTCAATTAAAAACTCTTCGGGTTTCTCGCAAAGGTATAAAAGAAACTCTTGGAATAGATCATGTTGAATATCCCGATAATTACATAGCTTTGCAGTCAATCCGATTAACATTCGGCTTGTTGCTGCTATGACTATCAGTTGTTCCTTATTGATTAACAAATGTATTAAATTTCTCTAAGAATTCATCAAAGGTATGGCAAATAAAATAAATGCCGCCAGCACGTTCAATAGCTTGTTGATATTCCTTTTGTACTTCGCTTTGTTTATCCTTCATTTTAATTTCAATCTTTATTGATTTACCTTTAAAAGTTGCAGATATATCAGCAGTTCCGTTGGTTCCTTGCCCCTTAATATATTTGCCTGTACCTATCTTTTTTTGGTTTCCAAGTACATCGGTTACTATTTTACTGTCATCAATATACCTACCAGTGTTAGATATTCTTTCAGCTTGACCGCCTATAAAGTTAATGTAATCAGTTACACACTTTGTTAATCCGTTTGCAGTTGTATCGTTGTATTTAGTTTTAACTACATAGTTAGCAGGCATACGAGTACGTTCGCAAGCGTAAGCATGTTGGAGTTCTGAAAGTTGTTTTAGGGATGGTTTCATTTGTATTTACTTTTAAATAGTTTATAAGGCATTGTATTAAAATGTCCGTTAAATTCAAAGTCAATCAATTTAACTCCCTCGCTAGTATAGATGTTAATTATTTTCATATTAAAATGTATTATTATCAGTTATTAATTCAATATATCTTTGTCCCATACTATCCTGGCCTTTGGTTAATTCAATTTTATTAAATATACAATATTTCTCAACCCACCCCCAAAACCGCTTAGTTGATAGGTTATATTTTTTAAAGTCGGGATATTCCTCAATAAATATATTATAAATCATATTTTTATTTAATCGTTCATTTTCTTTTAAAGTATCTTTATTAGCCCACTCATAAAATTCAAATGAAGTTTCTTTAATGTACTTCCTTATTTCTAAGTTCACATATTCATAACTTACCAGACCATTAACTAAATACATTTGCATACATTTAACCATGTAATTATAAAAGTTAAGCCATTCGTTATTATTCCATTCATCAAAAAACATTCTGCCAAACTCATTAAGCGGAGTGTGTTTGTGACTAAAATAACTACTAAACTCAATCTCCCACTTTCTACGTTCAAATGATCCACCAACACCACCAACAGTATAATTAGTTGTTATAATTATTTTAGGACTTCTGCTAACTGGTATCTTAATTGCATCCTTATTCTTTTTCTCTAAAGTTATGCCCTCAGTAATTACGCTAAATAGATTTTCAAATTTAAAGTTTTTTTGTACATCATCAAATACTAATATCTGAGTATCGGCTGAAACTGTTTGATAAGGGAATGATTTTTCAAAACTAAATGATTTACCATTAATATCTGAAACCCTTTTTACTTTGCTTAGTGCATTCCAAAAAATACCCTTACCGCTACCGCCATTTGGATTCTCGCTAATTGTTTCATCGTTTAATATAATAGCTTTATTATTTGCAGAAGTTTTAAAGGAGTGCATTAAATAACCAATAGTTGAAGTAATTGAGTTTACTTTGTCCTCATTCTTATTTGATATTAGTTCTATGAATTTACTGAAGTCACAATTAATATTATCAGTAATCTTAAAATCAAAATCAATAATGTGCTTTTTCCATACAAAACCATCCAATTCTAAATAATCAATCAATTCAATATTATCGTATGTAACCTTTACAGCAGCATTCCTAAAATAAATATAACCAGTATCAATAGTGTCTTCCTTAAAAAAAATATTAGATTCACTTAAAATATTAAGGTAGTCATCTTTAAAATACTTTTGGTTACCAGCCATGTACTCATAAACTTTATGTTCATCCTGTTTAAGTAATTCATTCAATACATAATCTTTAATCTTAACTTCGTTTGTGTTATCAATTAAATTATTAGTAACCTTAACAAATATAAATGATTCGGAGTTCTCAGGGTAATATTTATAAAAACCATTTGATTCTAACCATAGCTTATAAAGATAATTTTCAATCTTAATACCTTTTTTAGTATGTACCCAAAAATCATTTATAGTTACATTTTCTTTAATTTCATTCAATACCCTTTCATCCACATTTGGCATTGATTCCTTAATTTCTTTAATCGTAGTTCCGGCCTTTAACTTAATAGATATTTGTTTTAAAGTTTCGCTATCTTCAAAAAACTTCATACCAAAGTTAGATTTACACTTTGAGTAAGCTGAGCGTATCACTTTATCAATTTCATTAGCAGTAAAATCATTTGTAATAAACTGGTTACAAAATCGGTTAGTTTCTGATTCACTAATACCATAATCACTAAACGCCGATACCAATATAAATAAGTTATGGTTTCTGCTACCTTTGGCCATTGAATAAGATTTATTAAACCAGGACCATAAACGTTTTATAATTTCGCTTTCATTTTCTAATTTAATAGTTGGCGCATGATACCTATAATCAAATTGTTCATCCTCAATCTTTTCAGTCCATAATTCACTATCTTTATTAATATAAATATTTGGATCGTAGCTTTCAAAACATATCCTGCTTATATTTTTAGAAGTAGTATCAAAGTGAGTATTATCATAATATTTCTCTAAAGCATCAAAATACTTTTTATGATTCTCAATATCCTTAGGAATTTTAACAAGTAGCTTTATACCTATTCCACTAGGACTAATAAACATTGCAAAAGTATATTTATCTTTTTTTAATATTTTTAAATCAGCATCTAATAATTTTACTGATTCGTATTTATCAAAGTCAAGGCAAACTAACCCACTATGTTCCGTAATGGAACTATCTGCTCTTTTTATAAATATTCCACAAAAACAAATGGCTGGTAATGTTGCTTTGATTTCATCTGCTAATTCTTTAGTTGGCTGCTTTCTAATTTCATCAACTATCAATTTAGATTTACCAACTTTAATTCTATTTAAAATAAAATCAATATCCTTAATAAAAGGGGTATTGGTATTGTGTAAATTTTTAAATATTGTTACATTCATATAATTAAAAAACCCATGCCGTTGGAATGGTGGTTCCGCGAGCAATGGGTTAATACTTTAGTTAATTTAGATAGCATCCACCAATGCCTTAACTTCTGCAAATATATAAAACATTTTTAATATAAACAAATTTATTTTTAAATAACGCTTATAACGGATTAATAACGCTTTAACAACGGATTGCTTTGTACTGATACCAACACTTACAACGGAATAACGGATTGACTTCGGCAAAAACGAGAAAAAAAACACACCTAGTAAAAAAACGCTATAAGGGCAATAGGGGGGTAGTAACCTGTTATGTGTTATTCAACAGTTGCGCAACACCTGGCGGCCCATCTCATACAAAAACTATTACATTGATAATCAAGCAGTTACAAATTATTTTCATTTATTTTTAGTTTTGGGCCATAATATATTTTTTTATTAATTAAATAGTGTATACATTTGTATCATATTAATAACTTAAAAACTAAAAACATGACAACAACAGAAAAAAGAATTAATGATTTAAAACATGCAATGGAAATTGAATTAGTAAATAATTTTCCTAATGGTGATTTATGGAATAAAATGTCTGATGAATTAGATGAGTTACAAAAAAAACCAAATACATTTGAAATATTATCATCTATACTTAAATAACTAAACAGGGTGCAGCATCTGAAAAACTGCAATAACTAAAAAACAAACAACATGGAAATTCAGTATAATAAAAGGTATTTACTTGACGATTTAGAATTACAATTAAAAAGAAAAAATGAAAACGTTTATACATTTAACGTTATGAATAAAGAAATGACAGTTAACATTTATGGAAATGTTGTTTATAATACTTGTATAATTTCAAAAAGAATAAACGAATTAAAACTAAAAT